CCCCCTTTTATTTGTAAAAACCCCAAACCAATTGAGCAACAATAAACAAAAAAACCATAAACAAAACAGCTTGCCAGTTTTTAATCTTCATAAAACCCCCAAAATGCGCCTGTAAGCGCGTTAAATGAAGAGGGGAATACTAACCCCTCAACTAATTAAAAAAACTCTTTAATGGCTTAATTGTTTTAAAATCATGTTATCGGAAAACGGCAGCTCTTGACCGCCAAAAGAAACAAACCATTCATAGTTCTTTTGATAAACGCCAAAACCTAAACCGTCTTGATTGCTTGCTTGATTCATTGCGGTTTTGGTAGTGTTTGTCCTCCATCCTCCCGAATTTAAGCAAATGGAACCATCACAAAGCACTTTGACCACCGCGGTCTTGTGATAAATGTAGCTTTTTCCTTCCTCTGTATTAAGAATTGCGCGAGCTGTTCCTCTGAATGTTTGAGTTTGTGCCATGGTTTTCTCCTTTAAATTAATTCAAATTGGTTCGCGTTAATGTAATCTGCCAAACTCACGCGCATTTCTTCCTCTGTCGAATAAAAGGCGTCATGTGTAATAAAGTCCTCAGCATCAAAAAAAGTAGCTAAAAAACCGTCATCTTCTATTGAGACAGTCACAAAGGCTTCAAGATTGTTTTCCATGTTTATCTCCTTAAATTGCACAGTCAACCAAAGCCCAAAACGCTAAAGGCTTGTCGTTGTCATCGTTGTAAGAATCGAAATGTGTTTGCCCTTCATTGACTCCATAAATTGCACAGTCAATCATAAAATCATAGGTTTTATAAACGGGGGAAGAATTATCAAGAATAGCCCAATAGTTCTCGTTTTCGTGAAATTCAACAGTTATCTTGCAGACAGTTTCGCCCGTTTTTGCGTCTTTAAAAACAAGAGTTTTGTAGTTGTCGTTCATGGTTTTTTCCTTAGAAGTTTTGATAAATGATTTCGCCGTGGCTGCACTCGCCTAAAACCTGAGTGTTCATCGAAAGAAACTCAAGCACATCCTCGTTCTCATCGAGGTTAAAAGCATCAGCAATTTCTTTTGGTGATGCTTGCGAATAGTCGCAACATATCGCGATTACATCTAATTCAAGCTCCTCGCCTGTGTCTTGCTCGTATTGCTCAAAGTAATTAAATAAGATTCCCAGACCTTCATAGTCAAAGTTCTCCGGGCGGGTTTTGTTAAAGGCTTCAATGAACTGATGTTCTGTGATTGTTTGCTTCATGGTTGAAACTCCTTATCTAGTTAAATAATCTTGTTTAGGTATTAAGTTATGCAGTAGGTTAGAACGCTGACTTGTTTTTATGTAGGCTTGTTGCTACCTACCTTCCTCACCCTTGAACCCGTCATATAGACTTCGTCTAGTGTTTTCCCGTCAAACTAATAAAACCTACTGCATGGTTAAATTGTATAGCATGATTAGGACGATTAGGTAAAGTTATTTAGAAATATGTTGTTTTTATGAGATACAATAGTAATTAAGATGTAATTTATAATAACTAATAATAGTAATAACTATATGAGATAGATTGTTATATATGTTAGTGGTTACTAATTTATATAATAGGGTTCATTCATAAGCGGGTTCGCGCTTAGATTGGCTCCTCCCCCTCCGCGCCCCTTATCAATTTATCGGGGTATCGCGTTAAATACTCAATTAAAACTCTATAAACCCTTATATTACAAGGGTTCTAGGACGGTCACAACCTCTTAAACCTTATAGCGCGTGCATCCGGTTCATTGAATGGGTTTGGGTTTGATTAGGTGCGTGCCCCACTCCCATTTCCCCCCAAAAAAATTATCAGTTTTCTCTTTTCTGCATCTTTTATTTATGCGTATAATGACTACATAGCACATAAGGGATAGCATGATGAATATAGAGTTAAGCAAGAGCGTTCCGCTCCCCGAACCCAGAAGGACATACCCGTATAAAGAGATGGCTATTGGCGATTCTTTCCTCATTGAAGGGGGTAAGCTGCAAGTCGTGTGTAACGCCAATTACAGAGCCTCTAAACGCCTTGGAATGAAGTTTGTAGCCCGTAGAGAAGAGATAGGAGTCAGAGTATGGAGAACGGCATGATGAACGGCACAGGACCTTCTTTCCTAGCCATGGAAGAAGCTAAACGGATGTATATGGATAGGGTTCAGAAGATGACCCATACCGAACTCTATATGGAGTTAATGCGGGTTCATACTGAAAGCTCTAAGCTCTTATCTAACGCTGAGAAGGAAATTATCCGCCTTCGTGAAGCCTTAGAAGGCTATGATGACTTCGCATCGAGTGACTGCTGAAGACCGTATCTATTTGGAGTATCTCCGGTACATCTATAAAACGGAGATGGCTCATGCTTGCCAATGTATCTACGATAAAGAGAAGATTGAGCTAGCAGCCAAGTGGAAGAGAAAGTATCCTGAAAGCACTTACAAAGAGTTAATCAAGATGGCAAAAGACCCTAAAGCAAGAGCGATTATTGCCAATTGGGATGTGGATAACTTTAGAAGCGCATCTAAATGAAATTTAATTTAAAGCAGTTTTATCAATTTTGCGCCCAACTCAAGATTGAAACCAAAGAGCAAGGCTTACGCAACCTTGATGACTTGCTCGGTACCCAAACCTATGTCATGGATGAGATAGCGTCTGGACTAGAGGAGGGAATCCATTTCTTTGTAATCCTTAAAGGACGGCAGCTTGGAATCACAACCATCTCACTCGCACTTGACTTGTACTGGCACTTCATTAACCAAGGTCTCAATGGCACTTTGGTTACAGACACGGAGGAAAACCGGGATATGTTTAGGGGGACGCTTGCCGCTTATATGGACGGTTTACCCAAAGAGTACCGAATCCCATTACTTACCCATAACCGGAATAGTCTTTCCCTCAAAAACCGTAGCCGTATCTTTTATCAAGTCGCAGGGCTTAGAGCAAAAGGTTCACTTGGTCGCGGCAAAGGTATCACCTTCCTCCATGGAACAGAGACAAGCTCATGGGGAGATGAGGAAGGATTAGCTTCCTTGCTAGCCTCGTTAGCTGAATCCAATCCTAAACGACTGTATATCTTTGAATCTACCGCTCGGGGGTTCAATATGTTCCACGATATGTATGTGACTGCCAAGAAAGCGCGTACTCAGAAGGCGATTTTCTGTGGCTGGTGGCGTAACCAGTTCTATTCCGCGCCCGCTGAATCGGATGTCTATAAGGTCTATTGGGATGGCAAATTGACCTCTGAAGAGAAGGAATGGACGAGAGAAATTAAAAAACTCTACAACTACGAGATAAATTCCCGTCAAATGGCTTGGTGGCGCTGGAAACTAGCTGAAGGCATCAAGGATGATGCCCTCATGTACCAAGAGTTCCCGCCTACCGAAGACTATGCCTTTGTGATGACTGGCAGCTCTTTCTTTTCTAATGCAAGGTGTACTGATGCCGTTAAGATTGCTAAAAAACTTAATTTCGATTGCTACCGATATGCGATGGGCGCTAATTTCCAAGATACTGAAGTTGTCAAGTCAACAGAAAGACTTGCAACGCTTAAAATCTGGGAGGAACCAATTGATACTGCTTACTATGTCATTGGTGCTGACCCCGCTTACGGTAGTTCTGATTGGGCTGACCGCTTTTGCATACAAGTGTACCGTTGCTATGCTGACGGTATGGAGCAAGTTGCTGAGTTTGCTACAAGCGAAATGAACACTTATCAATTTGCTTGGGTGATTGCTCACTTGGCGGGTGCCTACAAAAACTCTACCCTTAACCTTGAAGTCAATGGTCCGGGGCAAGCCGTTATCAATGAATTGCGTAACCTCAAGAGGCAAGCGTCTGCGATGGGCGGAGCCTATGGCGGAAAACTCATGGATGTCTTGGGTTCAATGCAGAATTACATCTGGCGCCGTAATGACACCATGGGCGGTATCTCCAACAGCATTGGCTGGATAACCACTTCCCAAACCAAAGAGCGGATGCTCTCTTACATGAAAGACTACTTCGAGCGAGGCATGATGGCAATTTATTCCCTTGATTTAATTGAGGAAATGAAGACCATCGTGCGTGACGGAGCTTCCATTGAGGCTTCAGGTCGCAACAAAGATGACCGAGTAATTGCTAGCGCTTTGGCAGCAGCCGCTTTTGCAGAGCAGCTTCAACCGCGCCTCATAGCTCAAAAGATTACCCGTCAAGTATCTCGCGCCCAAGAAGACCATACCCCTGAAGAAATTGCAGTTGGCAAGAATGTAAGTAATTACTTAAAGCGCATTGGTGTGTATGGAAACCCGTAAAGTTAGAACCAAAGCGGAGCTGCGTAGGATTATCGGTAAATTCTTGCGTGACCCCAATCGCGGTATCAGCATTAACTTGTTTGCCGATGTTTGCGGAGTCAACGAGGCGCACATGAGAGATGTCTTTATCTATGAGACTGAAAACATGGGCGAGTACCTCCAGCGCCGGGTGTCAAAAGGCTATGACGCATGGATACGGGGCGAAGTAGCCATCATGCAAAACAAAGACCGAACAAAATTTGTAGAGTTCCGCAGAGAAGCCAAACCTAGAATGGCTAGAACAACGGGCTTGCAAGTGATTAACGGAGAGATTAAGATTAGGGTGGGTATAAGCAATATGAACGATTATACGAATCAAACACTTGACGAGCAACTGAAGGGGAGATAACAATGGCGGTAATCAACGACTATAAGTGTGAGAAGCATGGATACTTTGAAGCTAGAAAGCCTCAATGTCCAATGAAAGGGTGTGCAGCAGAAGTCATGCTGGTTTTTTTACAAGCACCATCTCTAGTCTCAGAAAGGACTAAACGAAATGATAAAACGGTTAAGCAACTGGCTATGGACTTTGATATGTCAAACATCAAGTCAACCCGCGAAGGAGAAAACCAAGCCGGCTTCTTCACGCGCAAAAACAAAACCAGCAAAAAGCAGCTCGAACACGAAAAAGCCGCAGCCGAAGCAAAGCAGCGCGAAGCGCGCCCGGGGGACTCGGCAATCTGGGGCGGCAAAGGCGGAATGAATATGGGGTCTATACTGGGAGGAAATCAGTTCCGTTCAGTAGCCGGAGAGTCCGTTGGTTTCAATCCAAAAGATGCTGGCAACTTGACGGGACCTAAAGCGGCAAGTTATATTGCAGACCATGAGAACCTTACTGTGAAAAAGTAAATGAGAATCCCAGAGAACAACGAAGCTAGAGAAATTTTTTATCTTGATTTAATTCAAAAGTGTCTAGTTTCGATAGATGAGCGCAAAGCGGATTACTCATCTTTGCGTTCATGGTTCTTGTTTGGCAATGGTCCAGATGAAGGTCCGGCAATCTTTAATAAGATTTATCCGCACATTGACCAGCTCACCAGCTTCTTATACTCAGCAGAGACAACACGATTTTCGATTAATGTAGGAGCTTCGGTTCCAACATTAGAACAAATTAAAGTCCCAACCTTAACAAAAGCCCTTAATGATGAGTGGCTTAATTCCAATGCAGACCAAGTGTTTAGCTTGGCATTGACATGGGCTTTAGTGTTTAATACGACTTATGTAAAACTGGTAATGAACAACGGTATCCATCCGTTTATGATTGAGCCGTCATCTATGGGTGTTCTGCGTGAAGATACGCCGCAGTCCGATAGACAAGAAGCCATTGTTCAAATTTATTACATCACTCGTAGCGAGTTGTACAACAGACTGTACAAGCATCCTAAGCGCGAGCAGATTGTTAAGCGAGTCACTTCAGGCTATCACGCTAAAACCGATGAAGTTCCTGAAGGCGTTAATCGAATTATCATGTCGCAGTCTCAGCCTGAAATGTACGGTAATGTGGATTTAGATTTAGCTGGCATGAATCGTTACAAGGCTCGAGTAGCTGAAGACACAATCAAGATGCACGAACTTTGGGTATGGAATGACGATACTCAAGACTATCAAGTAGTG